AACTACTTGATAATCTATGTACCATTGGGTTACATTTCCATAAGACGGTGGACTTCCTGCATCCACTGTGTCCATACGGGTGAAAGATTTTGGTATGTTGGCACATGATGGCATGGACATATTTCCTGACCATGAGCCTGTATAGGAACCGTCTTTAGCCCTCCATCTATACCGTGCATAAGGTCTACCAGCGGAAGCCACATAATTACTGGAAGTATTATTGGTAACGCTAAGCCGGCATTGTGCGGAAGTACCTCCATCACCACCCACAAGGGAACCTGTAACGGCAAATCCCGAAGCATTGGCGGTAGTTTCTCCAATATAGATGTACAAACTCTGTGTAACAACTATGGGCTTTTTTACAAGTCCGTCAGAGGAACTGGGAATCATGCAGAGAACATTCCCGTTATAGTCGCAGAAATATCCTTTAAGATAAATAAATGTATCTCCAAAAACTATAAGCCCGTTTCTTAGTAGTTCCAAAGAAACCCTACCTGTATCGGCAATATCACTTACAGTGAATGTTCCAGAATCCACAAGAACATTGTTTTTATTGTAGACTTCTACCTTTATTTTCATGTTAGCCCATGTAAACCCACCTAAGATACTCCCCCAATTATATCTAGGGTCTGCCCAGTAAGGAGTTATTGTAAGCGTCCATCTTACAGCAGTAGAACTTACAGGATTAAGTAACAGTTCATTGTCTATTGTAGGAGGCTTGGCGTTGTGGTCATATCCATCAAAGTCTAATGCCCTGTACCATGTTTTCGGGGCATCATATACTATGGTCTTGTTTACCGAATCATAGATAAGACCCGGAAGATTGGCATTGTTAAAGTCTGGAGTATTGGCTTCCTTAGGTTTTATATAGCTCCATTTGTTAATCTTGCCGTGGGCGTTGGAACAAAGATAACCCAAGTCATAACTACCTACTCCCAGTACGGGAGCTATATCAGCATCTATACCGACAGGTGCGGTAATCACTCCGTTAGAATGGGCCATTGTTACCTCCTTTCTCCAAAGCGGTTATATGACCCAGAACTAGGACAGTCTTGTCCTTTACATCAATAGAAGTAAAACGGGTGTCACCTTCAATAGTGACAGCCCCGCTTACATCATAGTCAGAGGGAATTTGCCGGCAAGCAATCAGCCCCCCCCCTGCTGCCGAGCAGCAGAGATTACCTTTGATTAATACATCCACTTTTTTCATAACTTATTATTTTATTGGTCGGGAGCCACCATGAATATGGAGCTGCCTATGTAACTTGCACTATTAAGACTTACCCACAATTTGGCGTTCTTAGCCTGAACCAATTGTGACGAAACCGATACTGTTATCTCCATTTCCTTGGTAGTGCCAGCAGGAACATCAAAATCGGATATACTGCCATATTGTTCTCCCATTACCAATGGGTCTTTGAAATCCTTATTTATAAAACGTGTCCGCCAAGCATTGTTCCTGAAAGTGATTGTACCTGACGAACTGTTTCTTACTCTTATAGTAACCGTAGTATTTCCAGCTATTGATGGAAGTAGTCCGGCAAGCACGGTAATGCTTACATAAGAAGAAATAATCTCTATTGACTTACTTGATAACAAAGGTATTGAATAGCAGTCATTGGCTACATCAGAAGCGTCCTGCTCAAGAATTGCCGTACAGAGAAAAGGGTAAACATCCCAAGTTCCCGTAGGCATACCATAAGTTATCATTTCCGCCATAGCATACCCACTTCCTATTTTATTTTTTGCCGTAACTCTTCTACCCTGATTTCCACTACGTTGTTTCGCATATATTCCGAAATAGCAATCCTTTACGGTTGAAATATCCCCTATGTTAAGCTCATCCAGCAATTGGGAACCTTCTGAGGGCATCATAATGGTACATGAAGCAGTGAAAGAGCTACTTGTGAATTGGTTTGTAGCCTGAGAGGGAACAAGAAAATTGCCAATTGGTGCTCTGGCTTTATGATTATACCCATCAAAATCTAAGGCACGAAATGGAAACTTACCACCTGTCGGTGGGGTGTATTCCCATCCGTTCATACTTCCATTTGCCCAATTAACGGAATCCTGATAACTTGAAATTCTTTTAGGCATTATACCACAGTTCCCATCCCATCCTTGCCACCATTTTTCATTCTCACCCGGTGCAAGGCTTTCGTAACGTACAGGCTTGTACCGTGCCCACGGATTTATCTTTCCATGAGCATTGGAGCATAAGTACCCCAAATCATAACTTCCCACACCCAAAACAGGTGCTATGTCAGCATCAATGCCTACGGGTGCGGTTATTTTTCCATTAGAATGTCCCATATTTAGTCTAATTTTAATGGTAAACTATATGTAAACTTATCATTAGCAGGGGGTTGGGGAGAAGACCCTTTCTTCTTTAATCTTCTTATACCAAGAAGCCCGAAATTAAGCATTCCCTTCATAAAGCGCAATTATTTCAGAATCCGAACCCCTTGCGGTAATATATCCGGTAGCGGTAAGATTACCCGTAACCTCTACATTTCCCTTAATCAATACATCTCCCTCAATGACAACATTCCCAGTAATTTTACCATCCAGGGGAATCCATTTATATTCCTTAATTACTTCCGCTTTGGGAAGTTCCACATGGAATACTTTTGCCAGCCAAATAATTATCTTTTTCATATAATGGTTTTTTATTTGTTCCAAATATAACAATATTATCCAAAAAGCGCAAAAAGCAATCCCTGTTTATGCACACAGGGATTTTTCAAGCTCCTTAACTCTCTTATTGAGTCGAGCTACTTCTCTTTTCAGTTTTGTGACTTCATCATCAACTTCTTGCAAACCTTTCCATACAACGGGGATAAGTCTTTCATAATCTATGGTATAGTAGTCATTGAAAGCGTCTTTCACCCACTGACTATAACCGCCGGAAAGCAAATCCTGTGCGATAAGACCGTAATTCCAGTTATCATGGTTGAACACTTCGGAATTTTCCTTGGCAATAGCGTTCCAGTGATACTTCACACTCCGGAATTTACGGATAATACCCATAGCATCATAACCCTGAATATCGGTTTTCAACCTTATATCGGAAGAGGATGCCTTGGCTGTAATTGCTCCGTTTGCTGTAATATTAGTTGCAGCATGGAAATTGTTCGCTGTGACACGCCCTGTACGGCAGTTCACTGACATGGCTATCTTGTTCTGATACGTGCTAGAACAAGTAGTAGTAAATGAAACGCCATACCATGAATCTATGACAAGATTTGATAAGGTCGAACTTCCAACCTCATTTCCATTGTCGTTCCCACTATGCCGGATATTCGCATTTGGTGTGGAAAAATCAATACGGGAAAATCTAGTTGTGCTCGGTAACTTCAAATAACAGTTTGAACCTCCGTTTACACTAACTCCTGCTCCAGTATTGGCAGAATGGTAATCCTGTATATAGAACGTTCTTGCAGTAGTCCATACATCCGCACTAGAAGCCCTACTGTCAGCCAGCGTGGAAGCACCTCCAGCCGATACAGCCACAGACGTGTTGGATGTGGATTGCAATCCTCTCCATGCGGAAACGTTAGCACCGTTAGCCCAATATTGGTATTGTATGTACCCATTGTTGTATGAACCAATCTGGCGCACCTGCAATTCAAAATTGTTTGTTCCTACACGTACAAGACGGATATTATCCATTCCTTTTGCGAATGTAGGAAGATAAAGACGTGCTGAATTTGAAATACCTCCTACATTGCTGTCAGAAGCAGAAGGTCCACTTCTCATTTGGAAAATGGCACAGAAGTGATAACTTCTGACTTCATCCTGTGCATGATTTCCATAGGCGTACCATATCCTTCCCCAAACCGTTACTGACCTATACGGTCCGGCTCCCGATTCAGAACAAGCAAATATCTTTTTCCAATTATTATCAGTACCACCTAGAGCGAACTGTAATGAATAAGTAGCGGTGGAATTATAATTTCTAGGTATATCCATTATATGCCAATTATCCAACAAGTCCGCATTTAAATTGGTATTCAATGTAGTAGAAGAACATTGGTAAGGTGCGGTTCCTGTACCTACAGTGGACACGAACCTGCTCGATTCAGCATGATTACCTATTACAACCTTGTTATCTTGCAGTACGATATTACATAATACATTATTGCTTGAATTTCTTGAATCAATCCAAGCATAGGAACTTCCACCGCCCAATACCAACCGTCTAGCCGAATCCCAGTTTGCAGCAAGATAACCATTATGGGAAGTAATGTTGCTGTGTACATCTAATACCCCTGTTCTTACATTCAGCCACATGGCATTGTTTCCTTGTCTTACACCGCTGGTAGAATCTATCGTAGGATACCAACCAATTCCATACCATGATGCAAAACGTAAGTTCGCATCGGTTGAAGAAGCTGTATCACCACCACCGTGAATCCAAACACCCGAAGTCTTAACCACTCTAGTTGACCATCCGATATTGAATCCTTTGGTATTGTTCATCGTCAAATCCCCTGTCATGATGTCACCTGCTTTCTTTACGTAGCGTCCGTCAGCAATAGACGCATAGTTTTCAGTATGTAATAATCTATGCCATGCAGACGTTATCTTATTAGTATCATCATGTTTTCCTCTAAAAAACAAGTCTGTACTAGTTCCTCCTATCTGTAATGCAGCAAATTTATTGGAATCCCATAAGTTAGCTAATAATCCATATCCAGCAAAAGGGGCATTATTTGTAGTTTGTTCTGTTGTTCTTATTTCCTTAATTGCTCTTTCAGAATAAGTATTTAAGTCAAAAGTACCATCACTTCTACCTACACTTAATAAGAACCTTTCAGCGTGAAATCCGTCAAGAAGGTCTGCATTAAGATTACCCACAACAGTGTTACTTACCACAATAAATGGAGCCGTGCCACTTGCTACGGTAGACATAAACGGAACATAACTTGTAACCCTGTTCGCTGCTATACCAAATAAACTTTTCAAGGCAGAACTTGTACATACGTCCTCCACTGAACCCGCTAAAAGTGATGTGTATGTTTGGAACAGGTGGGCAGCGGCTATATGGCGTATTCTATCCGGACCCGAATTACTTACGTTTACAGCTTCATTACCGTTACCTATGTCATTCCCTTTAAATAATACCAGTTCACTACTTTCCGTACCACCAAACAATCTTTCGGCAATGAATGTATGGTTATATCCACCCGGTGAATCACCTGTCGTTCCATAAAAATATATGGTGTTGGGAGAAGTACCGTTCCCTATCTTCAAGTCACCACTCATCATTATGCTTCCAACGCCCGTCATATCTCCGCTTACGTTGGCTGTACCATCAAATGACTGCCCCCATAAAGTTCTTGGGGTTTGCAGTTTTTTAGCAACCTCAGAAGAGTTCTGCAAGTTTACAAATCCAGGATTTACATAAGTGCTCCATGACGGTGCTTTTGTATCTGCTTGGTATAGCGTTATATTCGTATTAGCCCCTCCGTTTCGGTCATGGCTGTATAACAGATTGGCTTGTATTATGGAATAGTTACTTCCACCATAACAGTACAGTTCTATGTTTTTCTTTTCCGCATCATGATAGATACGTATGTTTGACCTATTGATATTGTATGATGCTATCAATAGACCTTCCACTACAGCCGTACCTCTAGTTTTGACAACTAACAGACCAAACAAATCACTAAAGGATGAGTGCAGCACAAAGCAAACGTCTGTCATTGTTTCCGTATTACGTATGGAGTATGTAGCTATTCTACACCATGCAGGTTCAGTGCCTCCTACCGTATATCCGTATTTTATAAGGGCGTTTGATGTGCCGAACGCATGGTATCCGTCCAACAAATCCGCACTTAGATTATCTACGGTTGTATTGCTTGAAACAATCAAAGGCGATACCCCTGTGGCAACAGTTGACATGAATCTCGGTGCTCTTACATCATTTGGAGTGACACGTAAAACCAGCTTGTTGTTATGGTCTACTACACCAAACCCTGCACTTTCCGTACTGCCGCCTCTAAGGTTTCCTATATACCAGTATGTGTCATACCAATTAAATCTTAATCCGTTTCTTATAGAAGTAAACCCTCCATCATCGTTCCTGATAACTCCGTTATCTTTATAGATATTGGTAATATCACAATTTTCCAATCCCTTGAATACGATTGAGCCGGGAGAAGATGCGGATGTAAGTGCTCCAGTCATAGTATCGCCAGTCTTTTTCACCCATCTACCGTCCAATACGGAAGTAGGGATATGACTTGCGTCTATGACTTTACTTGAATCAGCCTTTTTCAATTCAGCCCACATCTGATTTACGTTGAAAGAATCAATGGTTCCGTTCACCCATTTTTTTGACGCAGCGTCGTATTTCAATGCCTGTCCGTTTGTAGGGTCAGTTATTTCCACGTCATTAAGGTCAGTTATTTCCACGTCATTAAGGTCAGCAAGTGTTCCTGTCTGTACTCCGGATATAGACACTCCTTTAGCGGACAACCAATCAGTAGAGTAAAATCCCACAGGAGTTGTACCGTCTTTTTTAATCACGTACACGGCATTGTTCGCTGCATCCCATTTCAGATAGGCATCTCCAATCTGCACATATTCAGTTGCGCTAAGACGGGCAGCAGACACACCACCTTTAAATCCCGCAGAAACACCATTGATATGACCTTGTTTGTTTATCTGCACTACTCCGACATCAGATGTATCCCCATTAGGGCGGAAATAGAGCATCCCCGAATCTCCATAACTTGAAATAACAGTGTTCCCCGAAGTGTTTCTGAAAACAGTATTTCCACTGTAAGACAGACCTATACCGCTATTCATTGCGATGTTCTTAGTGAAAGTCTTTTGCCCCGTAATAGTTTGGGGCGTGGCAATAGTTACATATTTCCCGTCAGCCTCGGTTTTAGTATATGCGTCCGTAATACCATATCCTGCCAAAGTGGTAGGATTATCACCGACTGTAACACGCCCGTAGGTGTCTACTGTAACTTTCGTATATGTACCAGCTTTAACCCCTGTGGTAGCCAGTGACAATGTGCGGTTTGCGGAAAGGTTTCCACCTCCCGTAAGACCAGTTCCTGCGCTTATCGTTATGGTCTTGTCCGCTTTCAATGCGAGAAGTTCGGTTAAGGTATCATTTCCTGTAAGCCCTTCAAGGAAATTGTTCAGTTTGTTACTAAGTTGTGTTACGGTATTGTTAAGCGTGCCTAAGTCCTGTTGCCTTGCGAATGTTTCCCCGAATACAGCAGTAATGGTTTTTCCGTCAGAACTAAGTGTCATGTCTGTTATGGCATTTCCACTCCCCGACTGGGCGATGTTCTTTATTCCACCACCTTCTTTCGCCATTTTCCAAATTTCTTTTACCGTGTACGCATTAAATGTGTTGTTTAGGTCTGAATCGGAAAAGGTTGTGCCGTCAGTAAGATTTGCGAAGCTATATACGGTCTTTATGACACCACTTCCTCCACCAGCACCGCCTGTCTGCACTCCAAGAGCCGTAATCCAACCGTCCGAGTAGAATCCTACCGTATTTCCGTCTGTCCTATGTTTCACTCTCAGAGCCTTGTTTTTTGAATCATAAACAAGCTGGGCATCTCCTATCGTAATGGTATTTGTTGATACTGACGGTGCTTGAACATTTCCTTTCTTATTAATCCAAACAGCACCTTCCGTATTATTATGTCCATTAGGTCTTAGGTTTATTTCGCCATTTCCAAAGCTAGCTAGTATTGTATGACCGTCTGAGTTTCTTAATACTACATTTGAATCAGTATATGTTATACCACCGTTATTGTTGAATACTATGTTCTGACTAAACGTTTTTCTTCCCGAAATAGTCTGAGCAGTAGTCAAGGTAACGGCATCAGTAATCCCATACCCGGCAAGAGTTGTAGGTTTCCCAGTGGTTATCTTAGACCAGTCAAGGTTAGGTATATCCGTAGCGGAAAGGTTTGTTCCCGAAGTAACTCTTCCGTAAGCATCTACCATAACCTTGGTGTACGTACCTGCAACAACTCCCGAAGTACCCAGTGATAAGGTTACATCGGAAGTAAGAGCACCGCCGCCGGACAAACCAGTTCCGGCAATGACTTTCCGTGAGGATGTTACGTATCTGCTATCAGCAGCACTTTGTGTAAGATACTTATTAGCTGTAAGGTATGAATAGAGCTGGCTCTCATTAAGACCAGCATCTCCCGCTCTCCAATGAGTTCCGTCAAATACCAGTGCCTTTCCGGCAGCAGCACCTTCAACACCGTCCTCAGTGTCATTAGCCAAAACGTCAACCAGTTGGTACAATGTGGAAGCCCCTCCTGTACCACCGCTTCCCTTTGACACTCCTTTAGCAGATATGTAATCGACACCCCAAAAACCGAAATTAGCCCGTATGGACGCAATTGTCTTTGTATCGTCAGACGGGTCAACCTCATTACCCGAAGCATCCAGTGCAGTGAAAAGTTTGCTGAACGCTGTTTTGTCCATTTTACTCTGCAATATGACCGCAAGATTATCACTTTCCTTCATGCCTTGCAGGAAAACTTCAAGCTCAGACCACTTGTTTATAATATCATCCGCATCACTTCCGGTAAGAAAGTCGTTAAACTTGGTATTCAGTGCATCAAATTCCGATTTAGTGGCAAATGTGCTCCCTTTGGTGAATGTAAGAGAACGTCCATCAGAACCTTTTATGACATCCGTTACCGCATTACCCGAACCTGTAACCGTTACATTGGTAAGCCCCGAACTTGCAAGTTTCCAAATCTCATTTATGGTGAAAGCGTTGAAAGTAGCCGAATTGTCGTTGTTGTCAAACGTTCCTCCCAGTGATTCAAATCCGTAGACGAGGTTGATAAGACCGCCACCTCCGCCACTTCCGCCGGAAGATTTTCCCTTTGCGGAAATCCAGTCCACAGACCATAACGCATAATTGGCACGTATATTTGTTATAGTGCCTAGCTTTGATTCATCATTTAAGTCAACCTCATTTCCATCATTATCCAGTGCGGTGAACAGATTGCTTATTCCGGCAGCGGTTTTAGGTTTGTCCGCATACCATTTGTCACCGTTAAATGTGAGTACGCTGCCTTTTGTAGCACCTGCCACACCTGTTATATCAGCATTTTTCTCCACGTCAAGCAACTGGTACAGGGCTACTGCACCTCCACCACCGCCTCCTGTTCCCCCATCGGAAATACCTTTGGCGGACAGGAATCCAACAGACCACAGGGAATAGTTGGCACGTATGGCATATACCTCCGCATTTTCATCATCCGGGTTTATCTCATGCCCCTCTTTGTCAAGTGCTGTAAAAAGTTTGTTGGAAAGACCACCCTTATTGGGCATACCTCTCCAAAAATTACCGTCAAATGTAAGCACATAGTCTTTTTCCGCACCGAGTACGGCATCTTTGGTATCATTGGGGCTTACATCTATCAATTGGTACATGGCAGCAGCACCCCCACTTCCTGCACCTCCACCACCCGGTGACACTCCTTTAGCGGACAACCATCGGGTAGTATATGCAGCACCTTCGATTACAAGTGCATCGTTACCCTCATCCCAGTATAATCTTCTTCCTGCAATACGTATGCCCTTACGGAAGTCCTTTTCACCAAAAACTTCTTGGTCGCCCTTTATTGTGACGTAGTTATCCGAAAGGTATTTTTTCAACAAATCATCAAGAGTTATGGTAACATCGCCACCGCCACCACCTTCACCGCCGGAAGAGAATCCCCATCGCTGGAGAAGTTTTTCCGTGTACACGGCTATGTTGGTTGACAGCATATCTGTAACTTCGTCAATGACCGTATCATTAGACCTGCTTGAATCGGTATCGGAAGCACGCTTTAAAAAGGTGTTCTTGAAATCCTCTGCAAGTTCCTTCTGGTAATCTTCATATAACAGTGCAACAGTTTCCATTATTTGTTTATCTCTAAGCGTTCTTGTTTAAGTTCCTCCAGCTTCACTTTCGTTTCCTGTATTTTCTGTATGGTATCCGGGAAGAACATCTGCGGACCCATCATCGTATTGGTCTTTGCCTGTAACAGATGCTCAAGGAGATTATCAAACAGGTTCATAACCTTGAGCATCAAATCGAAATCGGAAGATTTTGCACCTTTGACGGGATAGAATCCTATAATAAGAGGACGGGAAAACGAATCCCGCTCATAAGAAACTAGGGCAATGAAATTGTCCTTGTTCTCCAACAGCCATTTCTGTGTAGGTACGGAAGTGGACGTACCCACATTAATCATGGGTGCGTACATTTCCTCACCTGTACGGGCTTTTACCTGTATTCTATCCCCGTCACTTTTTCCTGTAAGTCTGTAAAATTCAATCATCGTATAAATTCTAATTCGGTACTGGTTCCATTGGAATCCCACACATGGCGCAAGGCTCTTAAAAAATAACGGCTGGTATGGTTTGTTGTGTCATACCGTAGTATTCCGCGTATCGGATAAGACCTTTGGGAGCGTATATCCAAATCCTGATTAACCGTAGCTTCCACGGTTATTCCGAAAAACGCACGGTCAAAAACAGCGGTTTCCGCATCCACAATCTTGGTCTGCTTGTAATAGTAACGTGCATATTCGGGTGATTCCTGTTTAATGGGAACGCCACTGCTCCACTTCATATCGGTTATTCCCGAATTACGTATCTTGTCAGCCAGTTCGGGATTGGTACGGTTTATGTATTCAACCTTGGCTTCATCAAGTTCATACATATAGATAACTTTCCTGCCGTTTTCCTCACCGATTTCACTTACCTGCATTTTAACGTCACCCGTTTCCATATCCACGTCATAGGATGAACGAACCACAGCATTGGCTTGGTCTATATCCTCGGTAACGGAAACGCTTCTCATTATACGTGGACGGTTCCACCTTGTGTCGGAAAATCTCTGTACTTCGGAAGCGTTGACATTTTCCACTTTCAATTTGTCACCCTGCAAAGGATATACAAATGAAATCTCATCATTAATCGTATTCGCAGCCCTGTTTATATCCACGAAATAGAAGTATTCCGTACCGTCACGAACCTCCGTCCATATTGTGCATCCATAGGACTTTGCCAAAGATAACAAGAATTTCCAATCGGAGATATTTTTTTGATACCTAATATGTGTGGAAGTGAATGTTTCCCCTGCTTTTGCAGAGGGCAGCGATATTTCGCCCACTACCATACCACACTCTTCCACTATTCCGCGTATAAGGTTTTCCAACGTTATGGTTGTTCTTCCTTTGGCAAAAGGACGTTTGCTATTAGGGTCGGGATAAGTGAAATTATTGTAGGTGTCCTTTCCCATCTGGTTAAACGAGTACCCCATACATTCTACCCGGAAACGTATTTTACCGTTATCCGGACAGTCAAGGTATATACGTGTGACAGTGCCGGAGAAAACTTTCCGCACTCCTTTACCGTCACCATCGTAGTAACCACCGAAAAGGACAATCCACATTCCTAGGAACATACGGTAAATAAGGACATCCGCGTGCTTGTCAACTGTAAAGGTCAGCTTGTTAATCAAATCCGCGGTTTCCTCATATACCACAGGATATGCGACACATTCCTCTATGTCCATATAGGAAGCGAATTTATCGGCATTGTATCTCAATCCCTTGGAAGAGAACTTGTCATTACCTTGCGGACGGCTGTCACGTGGGTAAAGACGAATCTTAAACTGAGGTTGTATCGGTTGGAACATTGCTGTATTTTGTTGTTAGAATATCACTATCTCTTATTATCACTCTGGGAAGCCGGATAATATCACCCGTTTTCCAATCATCGGGCATACGTGGTGGGTTGTTATCCGCAATGTACGTCCACATATATTCAAGACCGTCACCGAAAATCCTTGCGGCTATCGTGTACAGATTTTCGTGAGCCTTTATAACGTAGTTGTACCACTCATAAGTTATGCTTTTATCCTTTACGGGATAATGCAAAACCTTGCCCCCCAAAAACTGGGAAACAAGGTTCTTAGTATTATAAAAATTAGGGCTTATCATTTTTCGGGTATCATTATATGGGTTAAACTCTGGTACTCAAACACTCCTATTTCCACATCCACCGTTGCCCTTATGGGCGTAAGGTCCGAATCGAACAATGTGTAATTTACAGGAGCGCTTTTCAAAACACCTTCCAAGTATATCGGACCCAGTGCGAACACAAGCGTAGCCGGTGGTCTGAACTGGTTCATTGAAACAACTCCTCCCTGTGCGAATTTGGGGGTTTCCTCATTATCCACTGGTGCTGGATAGAGGAAAGACTGTAACAGTTCCACTTTGTCAAGCACCCCTCTCTCATGCGCACGTGTACGGGAATACGCTCCCGAACTGGTCCACTGGAAAGCGTTCTTATTGGTACTGGTTCCGTCAATCTGGTCGGCAAGAACATCCGGACGGAAAGTGGCAATATGGCTTTGCGGAGTATCATCCAAAAACAATTGGAAACTTATTATCCGTTCACCCCCATTGCTCCAGTTATAATCATTGTATGGCAATCCGGCATAAGGACGTACCTCATATTCGGTAGACTTATTGTCGGATATGGTCTGTGGGTTGAACTGGAAGAAATAACCCTTTTCCCACAGGCTTTTTTTCAAATCCTCGGAACTGATTATTATCCCACGTGTAAGCGTGTAACCTCTGTGGTTTCTTCCGGCATCACCCGAAAAAGCATTTGACGTTCCACTACGGAAAAGCGAGTAGAACGGTCTGAACATTGTAGATGAAAATATTTCCGGCATTATACACCTCCTCTTATTCTGTTATCACGTTGAATATCACTAAGAATACGCCTTATCTCCTGTGCAAGGCGTCTTTCATCAATATTCTCCCCCTTTTGGACAATAATCTGTACCGCCCCATTTCCCAATACTACACTCTGGTTTTCAGTAGTGTTCTGACTTACAGGTGGAGTTCCTGAAATAATCGGGTTAGGTGTAGGTACTGAATCCGTAGGAGTTACAGAATTTCCACCCCAAGTATAGTCACCAAAACCATGCTTGTTTGCCAAATCACGGGCAGCATCAGCAATATCCCTGTTAGTGTTCCGTAGAAAACCAGTGTTTCTGAAAAAATCCACCGCACCGATAGCAGGGTTAAGAGTTCCTGCCGCCCATTTTACCATAGGCATGATAAACTTGTTTATCTTACCGATAGGGTTTATGATGTTTTCCCTCATCCACTTTACAACAGAGTTGTTCTTAAATGCATCCCACATGGCGTTTATATTGGGGATAAGACCTTTCACCGCTTCGGAAACAGGGTCTATGACATAATTGATAAAACCGTCTTTCAATCCTTGCCACCCGATTCTTACTTGGGTAAACAACCATACAAAGGAGTTCCAAACAATCTGTATGGATTCCTTTATTCCGGAGAAAATACGGTTTATGAAATTCCTGAATTTCTCACATTTTGCGTACAGAACCGTAAATGCGGTTGTAGCCAGTATTATCCAGCCTACGGGATTGGTTGCATTTAGGGCAGTCCATACGGCTGTTATTATAGCCGGGAGATTTCTCAATATCGAAACGACAAAGAGAAGCGAACGTCCTATACCGCCTACGAATTTTCCTGTGGCGGTTATTTTCATTATGCTGAGTAACGTGTCAAGGGCTGCTTTGAATCCTGTCTGTGTAACAATACGGGAGATAAGTTTCAATCTGCTCCAAAATGTTGTAAGGTATTTACCCAATGTAAGGGTAACTCCACGTTTTCCACCAAATAACGGAATCGCCATCAGTGCGGCACGGAAAGCCTTTGCAGAAGCGATTGCAGCATTGCTTATGACAAACACACTCTTCAAAGCCTGATATGCAATAAGCAATTTAAGAACTGTCTTTATTTCCTCCTTGTATGTTTTGAAAAATGAAACAACCCGCAGTTTCCAAAACTCCAATACGACTACAAGTGTCCTCATTCTTTCGACAAAGGTTTCACTTGTACCGAAAATAAAGTTCACCGCCTGTTTAGCCTGCCTGCCCAACCATACCATTATATGACCGATTTGCCGGACAACCCAGCCGAGAACTATGCCCACACCTTTTCCGTACTGTACGATACTTTGGTAATTTCGTGCGAAAGCATCAGCCACGGATTTAAGAGCGCCCACAGTTTGCCCGTAAAGACTGTTAGGGTCATTCGGTTTTCCCACAATACCCGTGAGGAATCCCTTCATATTGGCATTTAATCTTTTCATTTGGTCTTGTATTGTGAGAAAGTCGTTTTTGATTAGTTCCTGCAATCCCTTATGTTGCTTTACGAAATTAAGCACTGCCTGTTGGCGCTGTATAGTGTTGGCACGATATTTTTCAAAGTACCTTGTTGACCTCTGTGTCATTAGACCCATATCAACTAGAGCCTGCATATTTCCCTGTATTCCCTGTGATATGGCGTTTGCGAACTGTGCATAGGATTTTCCCGTAGCATGAGCCGCCTTGTTTATAAACTCGAAGTTCTCCCCTACTTTCACTCCCACAGCCATAAGAGAGTTCATGCCTCGTAGCTGGTCGTCAACGGAGAAGAACGACTGTCCTTTTATAAGTCTGTTCTGAGCCGCCTCCATAGCTTTCATGGTGGAGAGGATGCCACCGAAGCGGAGGGAATTTTCCCGTAATGTGTCAACGTACTTCTCGGCATTAGTCCTTAAAGCATAATAGGCTGATGCCAGCGTAAGCGTAGCACCAGTCAATCTCACCAATTTGTTTACTGTACTTTGGGCTATGGTAATTCCGAAATCATACGTGAATTGGGAATTGTTGCCCGATGTTGCTCTAGGTATTGCCATAACTATTTTTCTTCATTTTGTTTTTGTTCCTTTCTGATAAGGTCCATTTCCATGCGGAATATTTTATCCCTTTCCTCAGAATCCATACACATTATACGGGAATAGTCCTGACCCAGACGTTTCATAAGAATATATGCCTTTGACGTTAAATCGTACTGATTATCCTGTTCCTCCGCAGTTTCTCTAGGTAAAAAAAGAGCACCCTTTTGCATAGCCCATTGGGTAAACTGGGGGTACTCTTTATGCCAAAAGTGATAATCAGACGGAGAAAACGTCATTCCGAGAAAAAATTGCTCACGTCCATTACCATAGGAATCTCACGGGCTTCCGAGCAACCGCAAGGCTCGTAATAGGCAAAAGGTAGAGTAGGAAGATATTCCATCAATTCATTTCGGATAGTTCTCAAGTCAATACCATCCAGATACTCGTTGAACATCTTGAGTCCGTAGTAGGTATGAAATTCAGAGGGGAGCACGTCAGTTACTTTTCCCTTTTTGTCCACACACTCGATTCTTTCAAGACAACTCATTGCTATACGCCGCCAAAAACCTATGCTATCAGTAAAATATTTCTCGTGGTTTATGGCATCTTCAAGCAATGGAGGTCTGAACACGAAGCGGTTGTATGTACGCTCGGTTATGCCTGCATACTCTTCTCTTGTTGTAATCTTCGGCAGTACGGGAGGACGGAAACCCCGTTTCAATTTAACTGGAATCTCATCGTAGTTGGGCATGGTTTCCATTCTTTCCTTCACTTCCGGCAGATAATCAATTTTGTCCAAATCAATATCCGCAAGCAGACGTTTTCCGCAATACTTGCAGATTATTTCCTGTTTTGGAAAGAAAGATACCCACACCCTTCTGTGAATCTCAACCATAAGGGTATTGATTTCGGACATGGGTAACTTTCTAACGGCACTCGGAATAGTAACAGAGCCTTCTTCAAGATACTTCTTGCGTACTTCGGCTCCAATCTGAATGTTCCCTATACTTTTTACGGCTGCGGAAACGACATTTCCCTGCCAAGTATAGGGTTTTTCAGATAATCTTTTCAAAAATATCTTTTCAGCAACACCATTAGTCGATAACAGTTCTACGTTTGTATGAATCTCACCGTTGATTCTTAATCCTACGGGCAGTTCAAAGAATAAATTTTCCATATTACGATTAGTGTTTTTAAGTTAGTTACTATTTACGCACCTACTGGAATAATATCCCAGCCATCACAGGTAGCTCCGTAGGAAACTGTGAATTTCTCTTCGCTGGAAATATCGAATGTAGGATAATTTGCGGACAGGAATCTGAACCCCTCGAATACGATAGTGAACACTTCCTTTCCGTTGTGCATCTTGACAGCCTGAACAGGCAATTTAAGTCCGTTTTCAATCATCTGGTTTACCAGTATTTCCAAAGCACGGTCAGTAACGTTACCTTGGTATGAACGGGTAAGCGTCATTTCTCCGTAATCTGTCAACTGTGTGGAGAACTTGTATTTACGGTTTGTTCCTGCATCCACGGTTTCTACCGTACCCGACTGTTTCTGCATACCTTCCAAAGTTTCAAAGATAGCATCACTCATAATGCCGGGAACAGGAATGTTCAAGTACCACCCGTTGGCTACATATACATCTTGTGGTTTCTGTGGTTTCATATTATTCCTCCGTTTCCGTTGTTGTTAATACACTGTCATTTCTTAACAATGAGATATGGACACTTTCCGTACATTCGGTAGGAATCCACAAAATATCAATGTTAAGCAATTTTCTGTCCTGAGTATTGGGATTGTTGCTCTTGTCACAGATACCTTGGTATGCAGTGTCAAAATCAACGCTTCTTTCCAAAGCACCGTTATCATATTCGGTCTTGAAGAAGTTTCTGGCTTCCACAAGAGCCTCACGTTTAAGTTCGGGAGTATTCGGTTTCTGTTCCAAGAAACGCATCTTGGAATTAAGTGAACGTACATAGTAGGAAGTCTGCAATCTCACATGAATACTCTTGTACAAATCATTGGTAGAATAAGTACGGGAACTTCCAATGTAATACCCTGTATTCTCAACGTACTGGATAATGTTACATGAGAACTGTTGAACCAGCTTATTAATAACCGTCTGTGACAGTCTTTGCGGAATCATCTCCATAACATTGTTGAACAGGGAGTCAATTCCTGCCGGTGGAATATGGATAAAGTCACCCTGCAAATAAGGAGTACGGATAAATCCTGCACCCAATACAGGACCCATTACAGGAATCATAACAGGGTTTCCGCTATCATCCGGAACCGTACACCATTCCATATAGCTACACAAGTAACTGATGCCCGAAGTCTGGAACTCCATAGCGTACAATTCGGCAGTACCTTCATCGGCATTTAACGGCAAATTACAGATACCTATGGCGTTTTTCTGCTCCTTACAATAAGCATGAAGAACTTTAGCCATAGAAAGTGAGTGGTATTCAGTTACTCCGATAATCTGAACATCGAATCCGTCAAACGCAGCAAGACCCGTAGGACTGTCCGTAGTACCTCCCGGCTTGTAATCGTTCTCCGTGATTTCACCGTCAACACCGTTTGCAAGTTTGGCAACAAATGTCTTATCCTCACGCACCTTTACAGCAGCACCTTCCACAGCGGTAATGGCACGGCTGGTAAGTGTCAGTTTTGTCGCTGAGGATATTGCCGAGATAGTACCCACAAGTTTTCCATTGGTATCATACAGAACGTTTCCGGCTTTCAATGAAGTGAATGTGGTTCCCGAACCTGTAACTTCATTGCTTGAAGTATTGGCGGTTACAGTGCCGGTTACATCCTTGAACTTCATTTTTTCAATTTCACCGTTGAAAGTAACAGTAACATATTTGCTCACTTTGTTTACTGCATCCTGAATTTCAGCCAATGTTCCGTAATTGTACTGTTCGGGAGTATTGGTCTTGTATTGTACGATAAGAGAGAACATATCTCTTACCAGTGACCCGTAGGAATACAGGGTAACAGTGATTCCGTTAGCCCATGCTCCGGGGTCTGGAGTACCTTTATAGGCAGCATTAACCACCATAGTTACCGAAGAACCCGAATCCAAATTCACAGTAGCCGTAGCAGCCTTTGCGGTCACAGCCACCATTCTGGCAAGGTAAAGGGTAACAGGTGCATCCCCTGCTTCATCAAAGATACTCTTAACAATACGAGGTCCATAAAAAGCATCATTCTGTCCTCCGAAAATCACATTGAAATCTTCCATAGATGTAATCTTGGTAGCCTTGAAAGCACCACCACGATTAAATTGTCCGGCAAGACCAATGTTTCTTTTGGAAGCGTCTCTAAAAGGGGAAACACCATTGTTTACACCCTCGGTAATTGTTAAACCTACGTTTGCCATTTTTCTTGTTTTTAAAATTAATTATCTAT